CTAAGGAAACTTTCCAACGTCAAGGGAAAAAATTAGAAGAGCGAAAGGAAGTAGCTCGCCATGACGGTGGTAATCAATTTTTGACTGAGGATGTCCTCAAATTGTTTAAGTAATTTTTAGGAGAAATAAAATGGAAGTATCAAAGATTGGTGGATCACCTGATCTAGTTCAGAAGTGGTCAAAAGCCCTTGACGGTATTAAGTCTGAATATACCGCAAGAGTCACCGCACAATTGTTAGAAAATCAGGCGAAGGCTGTCTTAGCCGAGAACCAAAGAGCCATTAACGAAGCGGGAGAAGGTGGCGGAACTACAACGGTCGGTAATATCGGCACGTTCCAAAAGTTCGCTTTCCCATTAGTCCGTAGAGTTTACCCAAATCTGGTATTCAACTACATCGGAGCTACCCAGCCAATGGATGCTCCTGTAAGCCAGATTTTCTATCTTGGAAACAGCAGATGGTCAAATGATCAGCAGCAGATTGTATACTCAAAGTTCAATTTGACTTACAACGCTAATGGAACAAATGAGACAAGCCCAATAAACACTGTCTCTTCCCCAGGGCCTGTTGTTGGCGCATGGGGGGCAAACCAGTTGCTAGCGTCACAAGCTAGCACGACAGCCGGATTTGCTCTGTCAAACGTCTTAGGTGCTGCTAATGGATCACCATCATCAACGTATGGTGGAAAGATTGCTTCATTCCCAGATGCTTCAACAACGCTTGGATGGGTGGTTTCTGCTGGTGAAAGACTTGATGGAACAGGAATCCCAGAGGTTCAGTTCCATATCGAACAGCAGGCTGTCGTTGCTAGAACGCGCAAGATGCGTGCTCTTTGGACGATTGAGGCTTCACAAGATCTCAAGGCTTACCACAACCTCGATTTAGAGAGAGAGCTTACCGAACTTCTCAGCAAGGAGCTTTCACTTGAAATAGACCGTGAGCTTATCGAAGATATTCGTATGATTGCTTACGGACTTGGAACTGCTGCCCGTGGAACTTCATTTGGCGGATGGGTAGCTGGATCTCTTGATAGCAACTACAATCCAAATAGCTTTGGAACCGAATACGGCAAGGTTACTGGATCATTAAATGGAACTCAGCCTTGGACACCTTCCGCGTTCACCTGGGGTAACACAGCCGCAGGCTTCGGAACAGGTGGAACAACTGCTAAGAACAACAACGTAATTGTTGCCGACCTTAGATCATTCCTTGGAACGACATTTGCCCCTCAGCACGTTGGACACATGTTCTCCAACTTGATGGCTGTTCTGAACTTTGCGTCACAGGACATCTACAAGACAACGCAGCGTGGCCCAGGAACGGTCCTCATCACTTCACCACTTATGGCTTCACTCCTTGAGTCAGCCGCTAAGTTGGAAGGTGGTATCCCAGCACAGGATGGTCCAACCAACATGGGCAGCAAGATCGAGTATAAGGGAAAGTTCGCTGGTAAGTATGACCTAATCGTTGATCCTCTCTTCCCAGAAGACGAGATCATTATGGGATACAATGGTGGAAGCCCAATGGATGCAGGATTCGTTTACTGCCCATATATTCCACTCATGCCACTCCCAATGGTAACTGATCCAGGCACGTTCCAGCCAAGAAAGGGTATCATGACACGTTATGCTAAGGCTGCAATCCAGCCTGCTAGCAGATTCTACCGTGTCATCAGACTCATCGGTGCTGGTTCCGATTACCTCAGACCAGGAATCTACGCTAACCAATCAGTTAGCCTTGTCTGATCCTAGCTAATAGCATTAGCTAATAAAAGGCGGGTTTAATTACCCGCCTTTTTTTTTATTTGTCAACACCTAAATATAAATAGAATGTTAACTCCTATTGTTGCAGGTTATGGTTCTTCCTACGGGAAATACGGTGGAGCTAAATTAACTGATTATGCTCCGGCAGGCGATATTGACCCATCTAAATTAAATAACAATTTAGAAGTAGATGGTGTTCAATTTAATTTGTTTGAGCAGTCGATATACGATTATGTCTTAGCTCAATTAGGACATCCTATTGTATCTGTGGAATTAACTCCATTTCAGGTTAAAACTTGTATAGATGAAAGTATTTCTAAATTAGACTACCATGCCCCTCAATGGGCAAATCAATATGCTATATTTGATGCTTCATCAGGATTAAATGTTTATGAACTACCTCCGTTCATGATTAATAATTTAACCTATGTCGGATACAAAAAAGATATATTAGGTTTAAACTACACGCCTGGATCACTGGCATTTGATATGACGTTAGCCTTTTTCAACACTAACAGATTCTTTCAAGGTGGAAGCATTGGAGATTTCTTCTTAACTCAGCAATATCTTGAGATGATGCGTAGAGTTCTTTCAAATGAAGGATCTTGGAACGTCATGAACAACAAGTATGTTCAACTATACCCAGTCCCTACCGAAACTCCAACTCCAGTTATCGTAGAATACAGAGCATTGGATTCTAATACGATCAATCATGCATACAGGAACTGGATCCAACGATACTCTTTGGCGGCAGCTAAGGGGATCCTAGGGCAGATTAGAGGCAAATACAAGACTCTTCCAGGCCCAGGTGGTGGAGCACAGTTAAATGGGGATATGCTGAGTAAAGAATCCAAGGAAGAGAAGCAAGGATTAATGGAAGAGTTATTTACCCAAATAGAGGAAAAACCTTATTTCATTGTAGGTTAACATGTCTAACTTCTCTAAATTTAATTCTAAAAACATTAATCTTCCTAGCACGGACGAATATGAAAGTCCGTTTAGATTATTCAATAAAGCATCGGATCAAAACTTATTTAATATAATGGATCAGGAGCAGATGAAGCTTGCTGGATCTCCATTGTTTATTTATAAGTATTACCAAACTGTAAATATTGATGATGTCTACGGGGAAGAGAGAAATAAATCAATAGCTGTTGAACCTATCAGAGTTTACGGATTCTATCAACCTAGAGCCGTCGAAGAAAACTTAACTCAATTCGGCGTAGAGTTAATAAACGATCAACAGTTTACTTTTAATAAGAGTTATATTGAGAGAAAATTGGGTAGGTCTTTAATCCCAGGCGACATCATAAAGCCAGAATTTCAAAACTTAAAGTTTGAAGTTTACGAAGTTCAAGAAGATAGCTTTGAACTCTATGGAGTTTATCATTTGCTCTGTAGCTCTAAGTTGCTAAGAGATTCCAAAGACGTTCATATTCAGAATCCACCAGAGTCTGATCCTATAGATAATTTAATATCAGAATAGTATGAATAACATAAATTATAAAGTATTGCCTAAGATCATGGAGAAGACTGATGAATCAACCGGAATGATGATTCATAAGATCTATAAAGATACTTTAAGATATTTAATAAATACATTTTCAAACGTATACTATATTGATAAAAATAACAATTCAGTAAAGGTTAAATGTTTCCACGCTAATCAGGAAAGAGCAGTAGCTAAGTCTTTCGTAGGGGACAATATAACCTTGCCTGTTATTTCCATTTCGGAAACAACTTCAAACGCCGATTCTAAACGTCGTAGATATAACCCAATATTAGTTAATGATTCTTATTGGGATCCAAGAAAAAATAGGGCTATCCGAGTTTTAAGCTTAGTTCCAAGACCTGTGGACATCGACTACAGCATTAATATTTGGGCAAAATATAAAGAAGACTTAGATCAAATTAGAGAAACAATTTATTATAAGTTTAATCCAGACTTAGAAATTAATACTAAGTATTTAACTAAGACTAAAGCTTTTATAACTAATGAGAGCCCAGCTAACACGATGGAAGCTGACGATACGGAAGATAGGGTATTGAGAAGTTCACTATCAATAAAGGTAGAAACTTATATACCTAGCCCAAAGTTTCTTTACACTTCTACAGGAAAAATAGAACAATTAAATTTTGATTTTGAATTCAGTGATTTCGAAGATGCTAAGAAACCAAGAAAAGTTACAGTATCTAAAATAGATGGAATATTAACTTTATTAACTATTGATGGGCAGGAAGTCAATCTTCCAATTATTTCTAGTTCTTCTGACGGAACTGGATGTCAGCTAGTCGTTATCGGAATCGACGGGCAAGAATTAATAATCCCAGTTACCTGTGACGTTATAAGCTCTATTGGAACTCTTTAATTTATTTAAGATTTTAAATTAAATTTCACTCATTAAGATATAAATACTAGTAGATATTTTGTAAAAGTATGCTGTAAAGGTGATTTGTGTCCAAAGATATGATTAAAATTAAAGATCCAATTACTCAGAGAAGAATAATAAATAAATCTCTTCAAGGTTTGTCAGTAATATTTGCTTCTGGCTCTGGTTTTAAGAGTGTCTGGCTAGCACCTAAGCAGCAGGTTATCGTGTTGGAATCTGAAATAACCCAACAAGTTAAAAATCTTCACAAAAGAAGATTAATTAGTATAGAAAATTAAGGATACTTAAATGGCTGGAATACCTAATAGTCCCGCAGTTGTTTTCTTAGAGAAAGATAACTCTGCTTACCCACCTAATGTTAATTCTTCTATTGTTGGAATAGTAGGATTCGCCTCCAGAGGACCAACTGATGAACCAACTCTTATTACTAGCCAGGAAAACCTTCTAAGAGTATTCGGTAGGCCAAGTGAAGATATTAGAGGTCAAGGCATAGAAGGTGCTCTAGAGATATTAGAGGCTACCAATCAAATACAATATATAAGAGCTATCCCATCGGATGCTACTTACGCATCAGCTACATTACAATTTGGTGTATGTCCCGCTGTTCAAATTGCTGCAAGTTCATTTGGTATAGATAGAAACTTATATCTTAAAGTAACTGTGAAAGATTCTGATGGTGTGACTGTATTAGAAAATAAACAATTTTCAATAACATCAGGGGAACTTGCTTCAGTTGGTCAAGCTTCAGCCATAGCCAAGAAAGTTGGTGATGGGTCGGTAAAAGACGATGATGTATTTGTAGTATTTGACTCAACAACTACGTCAACTGGATATCTCGTATCACCTTACGCTGGAAGATATTCTCAGTTACAAGTAACTGCTTATTCAAATTCAACATTTACAACTCCAGTCAGTGGATTAAAGCCAGTTGATTTAGATGATGGTGTAGATGGAGCAATAACCGCTTCATCTGTTTCAGTTAGCGGCCTAAGCATAGCTACATCATCTTTATCATACGTAGTAAAGTCTTTATATCCCGGTGTTGGATATAATATTGGATACGATTCAACAACAGGTCAAACACTTGGTTTAAATATAGAAGTTTCTCCTGCTGGTGGAGAAAATTCTATAATTACTATTAACGATGATGGTATAGCTGAAGAAAATTTTGATGTATCGTTAATGGATGATACTACTTTTATAGAAACTGTAATCAACACATCAATTGACAATGCAACTTCAGAATTTATTCAAGGTGAGTTGCGCGGAAAAGCTGGGGCAGCGTTAAGTAATATTACTAAATTAGCATTTACTTCTCAGATAGCATCATTAGATTCTGATCTAGTTGCTGCTGAAGTATTAGACGAGGTATTTACAGTAATTGATAGAAATGGATCTGAAACTACTGGAGCTAATCCTAGATTCGTAAAATTAATAGATGCTAGCTACGATGTCTTAGGTGGTTCAAATGGGACAGAATCATCAAACACTCCAATAATTGGAACCGCTGCTGCCAAGACAGGTATTCACGCTCTTGATGATGATCTCCTTGGTATATCAATAGCCGCTGTCCCTGGTATCAATGATGATGAAGTTCAGAATGAGCTTATAACTCTTGCTGAATCAACTCAGAATTTCCTCGCAGTCGTGTCCCCACCATTCGGAACATCTTACAACAGCGTAGAAGAGGTAACGGATTGGATGAACGGAAAGGCTACCGGAAGAACCGCTGCCATTAATAGCTCCTGGGCTTCTGTCTACTGGCCTTGGGTTCAGGTTTTTGATTCCTTCGCTGCAAAGGACCGCTGGTATGA